CGGCGGCACCGTGGAGCTGGGCGACGCGGAGGTGAGCCAGGGCAGGTTGCCCAAGGCGCTCGAGCACTACCGAAATCTCGCCTACGGATCTCCAGTCTTCGCGGGGCTCGATTGGGGAACGGGGGAGCACAGCTACACCGTCCTCACTCTCGGGATGTACACCAACGAGAACAGCCGCTTCCGCATCTTCTACGTCCATCGTTTTGTCGGGGAAGACACCGATCCCGAGACCCAGATGACGAAGATCCTGGAGATGCTCCAGTACTTCAACGTGAGAATCATCGGGGCCGACTACGGAGGCGGTCACTACCCCAACGACAAGCTCGTTCGGAAGTTCGGCCACGAGCGCGTGCAGAAGTTCCAGTACGTGGGCAAGTCGAAGTCCAAGATCTTCTGGCACCCGAAGCACCGGCGCTGGATGGTCAACCGCACCGACGTGATGAGCGACATCTTCAACGCCATCAAGAGGAAGGTGTTCGAGTTCCCTCGCTGGGCCGAGTTCAAGGACCCCTACGCGACGGACATGCTCAACATCTTCAGCGAGTACAACGAGTCGCTCCGCATGATCATGTACGGTCACAAGCCGGACAAGCCGGACGACACATTGCACTCGCTGCTCTACTGCTTCCTGGCATCCATGATCGTGAAGCCGCGTCCGGATATCGTCGCCCCGACTAGGGAAGATCCCTCCCGCGGTGCCGTGTTCTCGAGCTACACGGGCCCCACGAATCAGGGCTGAGTGATCTCCTCCCGGCAGTAGCAGTGCCCACGCTGCACCTGCGTCATGCGATCGCGGGCTATCTGCATCAATCCCACGGCAGTGTCGAACTCCTCCTGCGTGACTCGCTTCGGGTCATGCCGGAGGTCGATGACTCGATTCAACTCCAAGCGGGCCTGCTCAAGCTCGAGCTCAACCCTATCTAAACATTTTTGACATGGGCGGGAACATGAGGCGGACGATGCCTTCGAGGGGATCTGACGCGTCATTACGAAATACCTTGCTTGCAATGGCCATCCCAAAACGATGCCTGCAGAAGTAGTAAGAGACGGTCCTCAAGTTCGTTCGAGCGATCGACAGATATGCGTACGCGGACTTTAGTGGGGGGTTCGTGGAAAAGGAATCGGTCGGCATTCGTGAGAAGAAGGCATTCGCCAATTCAGTGAACGCCCCCCACGGTTCATCGCTAGCTGTGTGGAGCTGCACGAGCTCGAGGTACGGCTCATCGATCGCATAGAAGATCCCAGCCCATTCGTGCACTGTTTCAGCAGGCATCGTTTCCGTGCACTCGATCGCGTCCTGCGCGCGCACGTAGAGGGACACAACCTCTTCCTCCGTTGTCCCCAACGTCGGCGTGTCAAAGCCAAGGAGGTAGTAGAGGTCATCGACCCTCCGCGCGTTGGCGCGGGCAGTGACGTAGGCCTGCATCGCCATGTCAGCGATAGTGGGCAGGTCCATCTTTTTTAGTCGGAGCTCTGCGAGCGCCGATAGGTCGTGCATCTTGAAGTGCTTCGGGCCACGCTTTTGAGGGTGAAAGGCCTCCAGAACACCTCTCTCTGCCATCGAGTGCAGAGTGCGCTCTGTCATCCCAACGATCTTCGCCGCCTGCCCCAAGGGCACCAGTTGCTCCTGCGGTCTACTTCCCTTCACTTTCCGCTGCATGGTATTTCTTCTTTCACCAGGAGACGTTCATGAGCGAGCTTCCCCATCAGGGTCTTCATCATCACGCCGGAGGGCGGACTGTTTCCGCAGAGCACCTCGAGGTCCTGGGAAAGCAGGCAGCTTCGAAGTGGTCCTCTGGAGAACAGAGCACGCTGCGCGAGGCCATCATCGATCAGGTGAAGACGGCCGGCCTTTCTCCGGAGCAGGTGAAGAGGGTCTGCGAGTTCGCCAATACCGCGGCCTTCCTCGACGAGTTCAAGAAGGAGGGGGCTCACAAGTTCATCGACTTTGGGTCCCACGGCCCGGCGAATCCCGCCGAGGTTCTCCAAGATCTGAATCTTGGAACGGGGTCGACTGTACACGTCCACGGTTCTCACGACTATGAGAACCCTCCTCCGAAGACGGCGTCTGTCGAACCGCACATCGAGAACGCATTCATCTCGACCTTCAGCGCTCCCGAAGTTCCGATGCGTCTCCACGATCCCTATCAAGAGGCCGTGGAGTTGAAGGACAAGCTGGCGGGTGCTGTGAGCGAGCTCAGTGCGGAGATTGACTCTCTCGAGCTCCAGTACGCGGAGACGGCCGATCAGTTGTATCGGCAGGTCAAAGAAGCTGCGATGGACGGCAACAGTCTCGGTGAGGTGTTGGCGGCGTGGACGACGGTGGCCCCCTCGGCGGACTTTGCCAAGGTGGCCTTCCAGCTTTTCACTCCGCGCTTGCTGCGCGAGGGTGTCTTCCACAACGCCGACGAGGTGATGGGATCGATGGCGAAGACCGCCTCCTCGATCTCCATCGTGAACCCGGAACACCCGCTCGTTCGTGTCTTCGACGAGTACTGCGACACGCTTTCCAAGCTCGCGACGGTGCGCTCGACGAAGGAGGAGATGAAGGGGGAGCTCGGGATCCTCATCAACTTCTTCAAGCACGCTGGCGCCGGCGGTGTCGCTGGAAAGGCGCTGAAGGGTGCGTGGCAGGGGTCGAAGGCAGTCTCCCAGGCGGCCGGACAGCACGCGGGGGAGTTCATCGGCGAGCTCACCGGATCTCCCATGGCCGGAGGAGCAGCTGATGCGGTCATCTCGCACGCGCCGCACATCGCGGCCCTTCTCGCGGCGAACGAGGCGCGTCTCAAGGCGAATCAGAGCCCGACCTATCACAACGTCATGAGTGTGATTCCCGGCACGGCCGACTACAACTACCGGCGAGGGTACTGAGATGGGAACGCCGATCGATACGTACTTCGAGAAGAAGGCCGCTCAGCTCTCCCTCCCTGGGATGAGCGGGATGGGCGGTCGGATTGGCAACGCGCTCGGGCAGGCCGGGACGAATGCCGCGGTCGGCGCCGTTGCGAGTGCAGGGGCCGCTGGGTTGGGTGTTGCTGCGTCGAAGATCTACGACGCGATCACCAAGCGCCAGAACTTCCGGCAGATGCTCGAGCACAATCCTGATCTCGAGGAGTACATCCAGCAGAACCCGAAGTTCTTCAACCAGGCCTACTCTTCCCTGCGCGCGGCCAATCCCGCGTTCTCGCGCGATCCCCTGATCTCCGGCACATACATGCGGAAGATCATGGAGTCCCCCCTCGGCGCCGGCGGGATCCTCGGCGAGGCGATGGATCGACAGTCGAGCGGACGTACCCCGGTCATGGATGCCTTTGGTAAGGGCGCGCTCGAGGGCGCGAAGGCGGGTCTGGGCGGCTCGAAGCGCTGATGCTCAAGGTCGCCTACTACCGAGGGGAGAACGAGCTCGGCCCGACCGTACTTCCTCTCTTCGGTCCGGCGGACTCGGTCTTCGAGAAGACGGCAGCGCCGCACCTCCTTCCAGAGGTGGCTCGGTACATCGGCAACCTGCGTCCAACGAAGGACGCGCAGTATGTTCTTCTGAACGCGCTCGGAGCTGGGGAGTTCTGGGGCTCAAACATCAACGGGGACTTCTTCCCGGAGGCGGCCCTCATCCACGCTCCGGCGGATTGGAAACACAATCCGCTGATCGATGCGATCACTTCGCGCGATTGGCCGTACGGGTACCCCACCTTTTACGCGGCGAAGCCCTTCCTCCATCACCGCAACAAGGACTTCGCTCCGCACAACCATCCGAAGTTCGGAGTCGTCGAGCTCTCCGCTTGGAACGATCGGATGAAGCGCGTGGAGCTCGTGTGCAGGATCGATAGAGATCTGTGCGAGCGCTTTGGCGGCATGTCCCTCTGGGACAAGTTGCAGGCGGGCCAGTTCCCCGATGTGTCGATGGGCTGCAAGGTTCCCTACGACACCTGTTCGATCTGCCTCGATTGGGACGCCTATCGAAAGGCGCAGGCGAAGTTCGATCCGAAGAGACACAAGACGCCTGGTGATGCGGTCCTCGAGGTCCACAAGAAGAACCCGATCCGCGGCGTGTCCATCACTAGGAAGGACTACTGCGAGCACGCCAAGTCGCAGATGGGCCAGATCCTGCGTGATGGACGGAAGGTCTTCGTCTACAACGACTACCCGAAGTTCTTCGACATCAGCTTCGTCTTCGTCGGCGCCGACAAGACGGCCAAGGTGATGATGAAGATCGCCGGCGAGGGGAAGTCGTACTGGTTCCTCGGGGGCGCTGAGCTTGCGGAGAAGCTCGGGTACGACGATGCGAGTCAGACTCTCCAGGCGGTCTTTCTTCCTACGGCTGTAGAAGAGAAGACGGCGTCTGCCCCGGATGAAGCCTTGAAGATGGCCTTCCTCGGGAAGGATGCAGTGAGCAAGCAGGGGGAGATCGTCAAAGACGTGGTCCCCTCGCAGTTCGCGGGTAAGGCAGTTCCGCTCCTGACGAAGAATGAGCCCGATCTGCCCAACGACATTCTGGATGCGCTGGGGTCTTCGTCACTCGAGAGTTCCCTCTCCACTCCGACGGGTCTCGGAATGGTGCTTCGGCCTCGAGAGTTTCAGAGGATCATCCTGATTCAGATCGGCCGGCGTGATCTGGCGGACGACTTTGACCATCGGAATGTGGTGTTTCCCAAGACGGAGGAGAAGGAAGAAGTACCCATGGGTCCTTCATTCTTTAGCCCTGTTTTGGCGAAGCTCCTCGTCTCTCTGATGGGATCTCGTTCTGCTCTTGGACCCTCCATTGAAAAAAGGGTCCTTGTTTCCTCGGATAGGTCGGAAGAAAGAGAGAAGAAGGCTACTTCCCATTCTTCCGGGCTGTTGCATAAGATAAGTGCTGCCTACAACGGATACCGGCAGAACGTCATGGAGCTTGTAGCCAACACCCAAGAGTTCATCTCGACGGCGGGACTTCCGCCGAATGGGTATTTGCTCAAGCTCTCTTCGGCTCCGGTAGAAGAAGTATTCACTCCCCTCTCGATCGCCTATCTTCAGTCCGCATTCCTGGACGAGATGGGAGTCGAAGAGAAAACGTCCGGCGTGGAGAGGGTACTCCCCTCGAGGAACACCTGGGCTCATCGCCGATCTCTGATCGGAGGACGAACCTCATGAGCATGCACCAGATCCTCGCCGAGTTCTACAACACGAACGGTGTCAAGACGGCGGCGGCCAATCGAGAAGACATCGAAAAAGCCGCGCAGATCGAGCTCTTCACCAAGATCGCGGCCGAGAACAACATCGACCTCTCGAAGCTCTCCGACGAGCAGACGCAACAGCTCTTCGTCGAAACCTTCGGCAAGACGGCCGGTGAGATGCCTCCCCAGTTCGCGGCGCACGCCAAGGGCAAGGAGGAGGGCGGCGAGAAGGGTGAGAAGGAGGAGCTCGAGGAGAAGGCGAAGAAGGAGCACGAGGAGAAGAAGGCCTCTGCGACGAAACTCGCCGAAGCTGACTTCATGGGCCGCGCGATGGCGCATGCCTACGTGAACGAGCTCACGCAGATCGCGGCCGCTCGTGAGAAGACCGCAGGTCGGCAGGCGCCGGCGGCGGAAGGTGCGTGGGAGGTCCCCCTCCCGAAGGTCGCGAGCGCGATCGATGCGCTGGCGATGCCCCGCGCGTTCGAGATGGTGCAGCAGCACAATGCGCAGGCCATGGAGCACAACAAGACGGCGGCTGCGGACAAGAAGATCGCGCTCTTCGATGAGAAGGACGCGGCCACGAAGATCGCCGCGGTTCACACCAAGGGCCTGGCCGAGAGCGTCAAGGTCGCGGCGGCGCAGGACCACAAGATCGCCGTCGAGGTCCGTGCACTCGAGACCCTCGAAGCCGCCGGCTTCCCCGTGGACTGGGGCACGTGATTGGTATGGGAGGCAGCTCATATGGAGCCGAAGCAAGCAGACGCCATGTCGGCTGCCTCCCCTCTTCCGCAGGTGGAGATCAAAACCACCTTGGCGCCAGGAAAGCGAGGGCCCGCAGGTATTGCCCCTCGCACCGATTACTCCCGGGTCAACACGGGCTCGCCTCCGGCCCCCGACGCGGGGGCTTCCGAGCAGAAGTCGATGGCTCCGAGGGGCGCAGAGATGCTTCCGAAAATCGCGGCAAGTGAGGGTTCCATGGGACATCAGACGGCAGCGCGTCCGACGATCAATGAGATGGTGAAGCGGGCGATGGCCGGAGTGGCAACAGCTGTCGAGGTCAACCGCGAGGCGGATCGACAGGCTGAGAACCTCGGCGAGACTCCGTCCGTGAAGACGGCGAGTGCAGCTACGACCACGGGGTCGGTGGACTACGACGAGGTGGAGAAGCTCGCGGCGGCGCTGGAGTACGCGTCGCAGATCGTGAAGGAGGGCGCGCACCTTGGCGGCCCCTACTCGCTGCACGAGAACCACGTGGAACCGGGCAAGGGTCCCGGCGCGCTCACGGTTCTCACTCCGCAGGGCGGCGAGAATCCGATCAAGCCGGGCGGAACAGGCCACGGACACACCGCGCAGGTGACGAAGTCGGCTCCGACGCAGAGCTCGACGTCGGGTGGTCCCTCGACCCAGCTCGCGAACGACATCAATCGCGCGCCGGGAGGTCCGGGGAACCAGACGCTGTCGATGGTCAACCAGAAGTCGACCAAGATGGCGTCCGAAGAGAAGTGCGCGAAGTGCGGCAAGGACAAGGAGAAGTGCTCCTGCGCCAAGACGGCGTCGGTCGTCTCCGCCATTCGCGCTTCGTGGGCGTCCAAGCAGGCTGGCGCGAAGACGGCCAAGGACGAGCACGAGGCCAAGGAGACCGAGGGCCTGCAGGAGGCCGAGAAGGGTCTGGCCAAGGCCGAGAAGGCGCACGAGAGTGAGCCGGAGAACAAGAAGGAAGCCTCGAACTTCCTCAACCTCGCGGGCGCCATGCTCAACGCCGTGAAGATTGCCGAGGACGCGATCAACCCGGCACACATCAGCGCGGGCTCGGCAACTCCCCCGGACACGCGTGAGGCGGGCCAGCCGGGTGGTGTGCAGCCGAAGGGCGCGGGCCCGGGGATGATCGCCTCGGCGTCGAACGCCATCCATTACACCAAGGGCCAGGCGAAGGCGGAGCCCAAGGGCGACTCGCGCGCGTACTGGAACGAGCCGTCGCACAGCAGCGCGACGGACAAGACGCTCAGCCTGGCGTTCAAGCACACGGGTGAAGCCGGGACGAAGTTCGCAAGCGCTCCGGCGGTGAGCACCGCGGCCGCTCGCGCTCTCCTCCAGAAGCTCGCGGAGGCGGCGGACTCGAAGAAGAACGAAGCCAACGGAGCGGCGTAGGAGAGGGCCATGAACAAGTTGAGCAATGAACAGCTGTCGGAGCTCTACGGCGACGCAGCGAAGACCATCCGGAAGCTCGCGTCCCGAAACAAGGCCCTCGAGGACACGCTCGCTGCCAAGGAGCTCCACGAGCGGGCCGAGAAGGTCGCGAGTGCGATGCACGACAAGAATCTTCGTCTCGACACTCCCCGTGAGACGCTCATCGAGGAGCTCGAGAAAGAAGCGTCGGCAGGTCGTCTCGAGACGATCGAGAAGGCCGTCGACATGGTCGGTCCCGACATGGGCAAGTTCGCCCAGGTCGACAACCGCCGCGATAACAATGACCAGGGGAATGCGTCCTCCGGGTCGGCTCTCGAGCAATTCATCCTGACGTGAGCGAATCCCACGTAGGACGACTTTAGGAGGAAGTGACATGTCGACGATCCAGAAGGTGAACCTCGAGCCGGTGAGCGATGTCCTGCCGATCACGCGCCGCGACTTTCCGTTGGCGGATCCGACCCTCTCGGACCCGCTCAACGCAGTCGCCCTCGTCGACGGTGAGTGGATGACGCTCGATGCCAACTACAAACTCATTCGCGCCGCCGCGATCGGGACCCCTGGCGCTCGCGCCACGCTCCGCAGCTTCCCGCTCTTCGCCGAGCGCGGTCGCTACGACGTGCGTGCGCAGGCCGACAAGAAGATGCCGATCCTCTTCCTCGGCTCCTACGAGTTCGACACGCGCGTGTTCGACTCGTCGGTTGCCCTCGGCTCCGGTGCGGCGATCACCGCCGTTCTTCAACCGCTGAAGGTCGCGACGATCACCGTCGTGTCGGCGGGTCGAAACTTCGTCGGTCTCGTGGGCCACGGTGGCTCCGCGGACACCGATCCGATCGTGGGTTACGTCACTCGTCTTCCGTCGGCCAACGGCGGGAAGCTCCGGTTCATGTCGGGCTGGCGCAGCTGAGTCGGGACGAGAGAAAGGAAAGGAGAAAGATCCATGTCTAGCGTTCCGGCGCGAGTCCTCAACGAGCTCTTCACGCAAAAGCTCGGTACGGCCGAGGGCAAAGAGAAGATGGCGGAGTACGGAGGTTCGTACGTCCGCGACCGTTTGCGCGAGGTCAGCTACACGCGGAAGATCCTTCCGCCGGAGCAGGTGACCCGCGCGGACTGCCAGCGGTCGGTCAACCACGACACCCTGGTGAAGATCGTCGACATCGAGCCGCAGTCGCGCGCGATGGCGATCACGTTCCGCGGCCAACCCACGGCCCGCTTCATCCGCGGCAGCCGCGCGGAAGTAGCGTTCTTCACCATCTCGAGTGAGATGTTCCAGAAGCCCGAGCAGGAGCTTCTGGCGTACGAGATGCCGATCACGAAGATCATCGAGGAGAACTCGGTGAAGGACATGCAGGAGATCGAGGACCGCGAGTTCACGATCCACATCGAGGCGGCCGTCCAGGCGCTTCAGGTGGAAGCGAACGGCGGGACCGCGACGGCGCTCAACGCGACCACCCTCGCGGGCGGCGGCGTCGTCGAGTTCTCGATTCGCAAGGGCGAGCTCGCTCGCGCGTCGCTCACCAACGACGCGACGCCGCGCGCGCTCCAGCGCCCGGACCTCGTGAACCTCTTCAAGCTCCTGGACGGGAACCGCTTGAAGTCGGAGCGCCTCCTGATGACCGAGTCCGACTGGGACGACGTCCTTCAGTGGACGGTCGAGGACTTCGGCGATCGCCTCCAATCGGAAACCGCGGTCGACGGGTACAAGTACAACACGCTCCTCGGGCGTGCGTACATCCGTACGATCAAGACGGACATCCTCCGCACGGGGAACATCTACGTGTTCACCAAGCCGGAGTTCTTCGGGAAGTTCTACGTCCTGAACAACACGAAGTTCTACATCGACAAGATCGCGAACATGATCACCTTCCAGGCCTGGGAGGACATCGCGATGTCGGTGATCAACATCGCCTCGGTCCGCAAGCTCGAGCTCTACTCGGGCGACGCCAACCCGACGACGAACGCGGACGGCCTCCTCGCGAACTTCATCCCGAAGAGCGAAGACGCGCTCGGCGCGATCAACAACCGAGTCGACGCGGGCCTCAAGTTCCCGCAAGTCTCGCAGTACTGATCGCGGCCCTTCGGGGTCCCAGCCTCGCGGACTACAATGGGGCGCCCGGTGCCGATACAGGCTCCCGGCGCCCCGTTGTTTTTGGAGGAGCTCATGGCAACCGACGAGAAGATCGAATCGACCAGCAAAGATAAGGCGGTCCCGTCCGTCTTCTACATCCACAACACAATCAGAAGCCGTCACAACCGCACGCAGCGTGCGGCTTCAGCCTCCCACCGGGGAATGAAGCAGTACATCGGAGGGACGCATCGGGTCATCCGAAGTCAGCCCCTCGCGATGGCCGAGAGCGTCTTCCGGACGCACCTCGACGAGATCAAGGCGAAGGCCAAAGAAGGGTTGATCCAGGTAAAGACGCGCGACGGTCGACTCGTCGATCTCGAGAGTCTCACTCCGACCACTCCGGTCATGGAAGGCAACCCGCTTCCGAAGCCGCCGCTCGACTCGATCCAGAACGACATGCCGGCGGGAGAGAACCGTCCTCAGTTTCCCGGTGGTCTGCCGGAGGTACAGACGGAAGAGCAGCTCAACAAGAAACCCTCCCTCTTCGATGGCCTCGACGAGGACGAGCCCGAGGAGTTCCACGGCGGGGAGAACACGGAGTTGGCGGAGCCGACGGGAGAGTTCCCGACGGAGCCTCATGATCATGCCCAGGCGCGCACTGGGAAGAAGAAGGGTCGTCGATGAAGATCTACAACCTCACCGACGTCTCGACGCCGGTGCTCAAGCAGCGTCATCTCGAGGACCAGACCTTCTCCGTTGAAGGGACAGATCTGGCTCCGGGTGCTTCGATCGAAGTCCCCGAGGCCGATCGCGAGCACGTGAAAGCGCAGCTCGCGTTCCTCTTCTCGTGCGGAGCCCTCGTGGCCGACAAGCTTCCCGACAGCTACACGGCGGGGAAGCACAAGGCTCTCGAGGACAAGTACGCGGCCATCGGGGACACGAAGAGTGCTGATGTCGCGGCTCCCCCCAAGGAAGAAGCGGCGTCGGAGCCCGAGGTGAAGGAGCGTCAAACACCTCCGGTTCCCGAGACCATCTCGGTTCCGGAAGTGTCTGAAGCTCCGGCTCCCGAGGATCGACTTCCGACGACGGATGTTCCGCCGGCTCGCCGTAAGAGGGACTGGTAATGCTTCAATCGCTCCCCGGCGCGTCGGATGCTTTTCGATCCTTCGTGCAGATGGTGCGGCTCTACATGCGGGACTTTCCCGAGTTGAACCGCATCGTCTCCGGGGAGGAGACCAGCGATCGTCAGATCGCCTGGTCCGTGCTTGATGCACTCTCGGACTTCAGCGGGACACCTCCGTTGATCGGCACGTTCCTCCTCGAAGATCTACTTCTGCAGAATCAACAGGCGCTTCTTCTCCGCATGACGGTGATCTCCGTGATCGAGAGCGTGGGCCTCCTCCAAACGAGGAACCACATCAACTACTCGAACGGGGGGATCAACGTCGGCGTGAATGACAAGACGCCGATGCTCATGAACTGGTTGCAGTACTTCAAGGCGTTCACCGATCAACAGAAAGTTCGTGTGAAGGTCGCCTTCAACATCAACGGTATTCTGGGGCCCTCGAACGCCGGGGTGCACAGCGAGTACTGGGCCGTGAACGCCACCTACGCGGCGTACTGAGAGGACAGAGATGTCTACGAATAGGGTCTACAAGTTCACCGACATCAATGCGCTCCAGTACTTCTTGAATGGAGCGGTCTTCGGCGGCGACATTCCGGCGCAGTCAGGCGGTGCCTCTGGCTGGGATGGTCTTGTAGGAAAGACGCTCATCCTCGCGGCGCCGGCGGGAACGGTGACGTTCACTGCGGGCACTGGACCTGGTGGACGTCTTCTGTTCAAAGATCTCAAGCAGCAGGTCGAAGCGGTTATCGCGACGGCTCTCGTCACCACGCTCAGTGGTAAGCTGGTCATCATCGAAGCCACTCCATCCGCGGGTGTCACCGTGGATAAGGACGGGACTGCGAACAGCATCCTCGGCTTCGACAGCGCGAGGGACTCCGCTGGGAAGATCTACACGCCTCCGGGAGTAGCGCCTGGATCTGCGCAGTGGACCTGGGCCTACTCCTCCAACGAAAACGTGCACGTCGTCTACACCTGGGAGTGATCCATGAGTTTCGACCTCGAGAAGGAATTGCTCCAGGGGATCCCGCTCGATGAGGCGGCGGGATTCTTCTCGACCCTCACGGCAGGACGCACCAAGCAGGCGTCGGCGGAGGAGCTCGAAAGCGCGTGGCAGGAGCTCGAGCCGGAAGAGAAGCTCGAGGTGATGAAGCTCGCGGAGGGAACCCCCTTCCTCGAGCATCTGCAACCTGGCACGGAGGGGTACTACAGCACAAGAATGCTGGCGGTCCTCCAGCAGCTGCCGGCGCATACTTTCCTGGCGAAGGAGGCGAACGCGGGCCAGCTCCCGCCGGGCGCGCAGGGGATGAACATGTCCCCCTCGATGCCGGCGCCGCTGCCCTCAACCGCACAGGGTCAGAACCCGGTGAAGATGGCGACGGCGGAGGAGGTGGGGCGCGAGCGCGCGCACACCCAAATCTCCACCAGCCACGAGAAGCACCGCCACTCCGGGGGCGAACGCACGGGCAAGCACATCGGCACGCTCCTCGGAGCCGCCGCCGGCGCCGCTGCTGGGCACAAGGTCGGTGGGCACGGCGGACTCGGAGCGGCCATGGGCGCGCTCGCGGGACGCAGCCTGGGCAAGGACGTCGGCAAGTCGCACGACGTGAAGTCGTTCCACGAGAAGATGAAGCACGCGGCCGCGCGCCTGAAGATCGCGTTCGGGGAGCCCGGCGGACTCGCGCCGGAGAGCTCCTCCGTCGATCCGAACATCCACCAGTACCTCGCCGCCGAGGAGATGGGTGCGGAGGCGGAGCAGTCCAACGCGGCGGAGTACTACCGCCAGCGCTTCCAGGAGGCCACGCAGCAGCTCCAAGAAGTCCAGGAGCAGGCCGAGCAGACCCAGACGATGACCGACACGCTCCAGCAGCAGGTCGCCGGCTCCCAGGAGCAGATCCAAGCAGCCATGCAGCAAGCGCAGATGGCCTCGCAAGCGGCCATGCAGAACGTTCAGCAGGCGCACGAGATGGCCATGGGCGCGACCCAGCAGGCCATGGAGTCGCAGCAGGAAGTCCTGCGTCAGAAGCAGCTCGCGGCGGCGATGAAGATGGGCATCACCCAGGTCAAGGACCAGGTGATGAGCGCCCTCGCTTCCGACCCGACCGATCAGCTGGCGCAGCAGCTCACGTCTCCTCCGCCTGGAAGTGGGGGTGTCGTGGGGGGCGCGTCGGGCCAAGACCCGAACGCGGCGGCGATGCAGAACCCGGCGCAGCAGGCCGCAGGCAATCCTGCAGATCCGAATGCGGCGGCCGGCGGCGCCGGCGCGCCTGGGCAGTCCCCTGGAGCAGGCACCGCGCCGAACAGCGCGGGCACGGGCGAGGAGGGGGAGGCGGCGAGCGACGCGAAGTCGGAGAAGTCCGACTCCGAGAAGTCCGAGAAGAAGGACCCGCAGGCGACCACCAAGGTCGAGGTGAAGTCGGCAGGTGTGTTGCGGCCATGGCCCAACGAATCTCCCAGACATCTCCGGCTCCGCGAGGCGTACACGTCGAAGCTCGCCTTCCCTCTTTCCATCCCCCACGCGCTAGGCGGCGCTGCGCTGGGGGCTGGAGTCGGTGCCGCGTACGCGAAGTCGAGCAACGAACCTCTTCGAAAGAAGGTCGATACGCTGTCCGGAGTGCAGAACAGAAGCTTCGGACAGTCGCTCGATCTCGCACAAGCCAAGGCTCGCCTCGCTCTTGGGGAGGCGGCAGAAGAACATCCGGTGGCCACCACAGTCGGCAGCGCTCTTCATGGCGCGGCGCTGGGAGCTACTTCCGGTCCGGAGATCACGCAGAGCCTTGGTAACATCGGACAGAACTTCCGCGAAGCGTTCCAGAACCTCAGAGCGACAGGGTGAGAAGATGCTCGACAAGTACCTCGAGATCCAAGTTCGTGAGCAGGAGAAGGTCGCTTCGCGGGACCAGTTCGTCGAACGAATGATGCTCCTTCCGAATGAGGAGCTCTTCGAGATCCAGCGAACGGGAGAGATCAAGCTGGCGTACTACGGCGGCAGCGACATCCTCTCGTCCGATCCCGATCGAAAGACGTGGCTCGATCACTTCAAGGGCACCCCCCTCTACGCGCGCGCAATCGCGCTCGAGGAGGAGGACCTCAAGATGCAGGCCGCCGACGATCAGGCGAACATGGTCGAGGACCAGGAGCGGATGCAGAAGCGCCAGGCGCGCGATGCGCTCCGTCTGGAGAAGCGCCTCCTCGAACTCGAGCTCGTGAAGTCAGAGCAGGCTGCGGAGAGTGCCGCGCTCCCGCCACCGGAACCGAGCCCTGGAATGGGTGCGCCGCCGATGGGCGCTCAAGGCGCAGGAGCTCCTGGTGGTGATGCCGAGATCGGGAAGATGGCGGCGGTCCTTAGAAAGGCCGCCAAAGCCGATCCGTACGCCAAGTACGATGAGATGGTCGAGAACACCCCCCATGCCGGACGTGGAGCTGGCTTCCTCGAGGGCGTTGGGGAGTTTGCCCGGACCGGGGCCGAGTCTGGGCTGGGACTCGGTGGTGTGCTGGGTGGCATCACGGGAGCGATGCGGAGCAGTCCTGGGACCATGAATCGCGTCGGAGGGGCTCTCAAGGGTGGATTGACGGGAGCTGGGTTGGGAGCTCTCATCGGCGGCTTGGGTGGCGGTGCGATGGCAGCTCCAGGAGCTGCCGTTGGAAGTATGACGGAGAGTCCCCTGGCGGGTCTTCTTGCGGGTGGTGGTGCTGGCTATGCCCTGGGTCATGCCGCGGGCAAGGCCATTCCGGGACTTGATGGAATTGCTCCTCTTGCCGCTCTCAGTAGCGCGGGAGCTGGAGTGCTCGCGGGACATCGTGCGAGTTCCGCGAGGAAGAAGATCGACAAGCATGAGGAGAAGGCGGACAAGGAGCTCGACAAGGCCGAGAAGAAGGCCGGAGTCGGTGACTTCCTTCGAGCGGCGGCTCCGGTGGTCGGAGACTTCGTAAAGAAGCACCCAGGAGCAGCGATCGGTGGAGGGATTGGAGCTCTTCATGGATTGATGCACCAAGGTGGTGGTCTCGGATCTGCCGTTCTCGAAGGTGCGGGAGGTGCAGCTCTCGGTCATGGAGCCGAGCATCTGTATCGCTCCGGATCTCTTCAGGGGATCAAGGACGCCGTGATGCCTCCAACGGGTGGTGTGGCCAAGGAGGCGGCCGCGCTGCCCCCTTTCGACGGTGAGAAGTTCGCCGGACATTCTCCGGAGAAGGTCTTCAAGGCTCTTCGTGGGGCCTCGGCAAAAAGAGTGGAAGAGTTCGCACGAGGCGCCGCATCTCGAAAGGCCTTCCACGGGAGCAAAGCAAATGCGCACGACGTTTTCACTGGCTCAGTGAGGAAGCTTCAGGGCCATCTAACCAAGGGCTTTGGTGCGGAGAAGCATCAACAGATGGCGGCGAAAGAGCTTGGTCGAAAAGAAGGACTTCGATCGGGGCATCTTCATGGAGCCGCTGCGGCTGCCGCCGCTGGTGGAGCTGGCTTCTTGGCGGGGAAGAAGAGCGAGAAGGGTGAAGAGAAGAAGGCTTTCATCGGCTCGATGCTTGGTGCACTCGGAGGTGCGGCAGCACGAGGGGGAGCCGGAGGGTTGATGAGTGGGGGGCTCAAGGGTCTGGGTGGAACTGCCATGAACTGGATCAAATCGAACCCGATGAAGGCGGTGGGCGGGGCCATGAACGCGGCCTCGAACTTCGCGAGTGCTCGTCAGCAGGGTCAGGGTCTCGGCGGTGCCGCACTGTCTGGTCTCGCAGGAGGCGCTAGCGCGCTCGGCTGATGTCGGTGCTTCTCGAGGTCAAGGACTTCAAGGTCCGCTCGCTCGATCTGGACTTCCACGAAGTAAGCTGGGGGATCGAGAACACGAGCGAGGACGTCCTCGATTACACCTTCCAGCTTTTGCGGAGTGAGTCGCCGAGCGGTCCGTTCGACGAGCTCACTCCGCCGTTCGATGACAAGTACATCTTCATCGACAACGTCATCCAGGTCGCGAACCGTTGGAGGAAGTACTACTACCTTCTGCGGATCACGAATCGTGTGAATGGGGAGTTCAAGAACTTCGGCCCTGTGTCGAAGGAGCCGGATGCAGACCTGATCGCCCTCGAGCTCCGGCGCCACATGATCCTCCTCTTCCGGGAGTTCGCTGGTCGGAGGTGCTGGGTTCTTCCAGCGCGCACGTTCGGCCAGCGCTGTGAATGTTGGAACCCCACCACGCAGAAGCGTACTCGCTCGGGGTGCCCAACCTGCTTCGATACTGGCTTCGTTCGCGGGTACATGTCCCCGATCGAGACGTGGGTGCAGATCGATCCGTCTCCCAAGGCGAATCAGTACACGAACATCGGGCAGCAGCAGCAGGTCAATACAACGGCCCGCTGCGCGTACTACCCGTCGTTGAAACCGAATGACCTTCTCATCGAAGGGGAGAATCGGCGCTGGAAGGTCGTCACGATCTCCGGAACGGAGCAAGGGAGAGCGATCGTTCATCAAGAAGTACAACTTCATGAGGTGCCGCCGAAGGACATCGAGTTCAAGGTGCCTCTGCTCTTGGACACGGCGCTCAAGGACTTGTGGCTGAACCCTTCTCGTAACTACACCAACCCGCAGAACCTCGAGTCGTTCATGAAGGAGGAGATCCCTAGTATCTTCTCTCTTTATCCATCGACGTACGGGAAGTCGCGATGAAGGAGCGCCATGTCCTCTCGAGTACCCACCACCAATCCCTCGGGCCGTTTTCCTGAGGACAGCTTCAAGTACTCTCCTCTCGAGCACGTCCGCACGTTGTTCATCCGATTCATCCAGGGGCTCTTCTACGTGAGTCCTCCCGGCGCCTATCACTGGGAGCCCAATGAGACGTCGGAGCTCTACGTCACGGATGAGAACCCCATCAAGACGGAGGAGGCTGGGACACGTCCCTCAGTCGCAGTGACGCGAGGTCCGGCGCAGTTCTACTCCCTCGGCTTCGACGACATGCTCGACTACAACTTCCAGACAGGGAAGAAGCAGAAGGGTGTGATCGTCCCCGGGACTATGATCGTCAATTGCTGCTCTCGCGTGGAAGTCGAATGCGAGAGGTTGGCGTGGATCATTGGAGAGCAGCTCTGGGCCAATCGGGAGCTGCTCTTGAAGGTCGGCTTCTTTGAAGTCGGTCGTCAGCCGAGCTTCGGAGCTCCGTCTCCGGCGGGCTCTATCGTCTCTGGAGACAACGCAGACGAGTGGTATGTGGTGTCGCTCACGTGCCCATTTCAATTCACTCGGACAACCAACGTCACACCTATCGGGCCTCGCATTCTCCAGGGCATCGATCTCGCAATGAGAGCTTCATTGCAGAGGGCTCAGGGGCTGGGTCCCGTGGATGGGGCGGGCGCGGAGTACCCTACTTTCGCCCAGGGATGTCCTCCTTTGGCATTCGCTCCGTCGTCATCGGATGCGAATGGCAACACGCCGAATCCGGGAAGTCCTCCTCCGCCGAGAAGGGTGGTTCCTCACCCTTTGAATCCCTCTCAAATGGTCACGTATCGCTCGGTCAGACCCAACTCTCCGGCCGTAAAGCCACCTTCAATCGGGGGGAGGTCTATTCCCTTATCAACGGCCACCGTGGAAGAATCATGCGGGAAACAGATGGATGCGCACGTCACCGACACGAGCACGGTAAAGGTGTGATGAAAGGAGCCTCTGATGGCGGCTGAACTTCCCCGCCCTGGAGTAGAAGTCATCCAGGTCTTCAGGTCGGTGTCGCCGACCGTGATCACTCCCACGCTCGTTCCGTGCGTGGTCGGTGTCTGCAAGCAGATCGTCGATGTTCTGACCACGACCTCTTCGGGGGGAAGTGCTCTCAATTCGTCGGCGCTCGTGCCTTTCCAGGCATCGTTTATCGCAAAGGCAGCAACGGGGTCGCCGCCGAAGTACGCAGGTCTCGATGGTCTGAGCCTCGTTCTGTCGATCAACAACGGTCCTCCTGTCACGGTCACCTTCGCCGGCGCGCTTCTCACGCCGTCGCAGGTGGTTTCCCAGGTGCGGACTGCTCTCGGCAATGCCGGGGTGACGACAGCGACGGCGGAGATCATCGGTCTGGCTTCTACTGCCACGCAGTGGAGGCTCCGCACCTTTGCGGCGAACGAGTTCCAGTCGATCGAGATCCTCACGGGAACTTCGACGTCTGTTCTCTCGACCTTCGGCATTGCGATCGGGAGGATCTACTCGGGCGCGAGCTACTACTCCCAGGACCAGGTCCCCGTGAACACGGCGGCCTTCCCGGACCCGAACAACAACCTCGCTCAGATCTCGATCGACCCGGCCAGCGTCCGGGCGTTCTTGTACTTGGGGACGGGAACCCAGCTTCTCGAGGTGAAGAAGGATCGATCCTTCCTCGAGAACGGGGTTGCAACTCCGGCGGTTGCGACGGGATCTGTCGACCTCACCACGCTCGTCTACGGCGGTGGCGGTGATCTCGATACGTTGGTGCTGAACCTCCAGATCAATGGAGGAGCAGTTCTGACGGTGACCTTCGCGGCTCCTTCCAACGTGGCGGCTGCGATCGCACAGATCAATGCGGTCATCAGCTCGGTCGCCACGGCTTCGGTGGTTCCGACTTCGAACTTCCTGCGGATCACGACGGCGGCTCTCGGGCCGGACGCCTCGATCCAGATCAATGCGGGAAGCGCGAACTCGGTCCTCGGTCTTTCGGCATCGACCGTCACGGGCGTGACGGCGGTTCAATCTCTCGATCAGGGCAACGGGACAGCGGTGACTCCGCTGATCGAGCTGATCGGAGCAAACCTCATCGCGTCGGCGACGGCCGCAGTGGTGACCGGTACCACGACACCGACCTCCGTGACGAACGGGCAGACTCTCACCATCGACGATGGGACGGGACCGCAAACGTTGGTCTTCAACGGAGCCTCGACGCTCACGTTGATCCTCCAACAGATCAACGGGCTCTTCGGAACCGCTGGTGGCGGTCTCCTGACGGCCTCGAACAGTGCTGGCTCGGTTCGTCTCACGCACTCGCTCCTCGGAACCGAGGGCATCATCCGAATCGTGGGCGGGACGGCGCTCACTGCTCTCGGCTTCACGGCCGGGGTGACTCGAGGCACTGCCTTTCCGGCAGCACCGGGTGACGATCTCTACGTCAACGGGCAGTTCTACGCCACGATCACGGCGGTGAACTACGGCGGCAACGCGGACACGGTGAAGATCGATCGTCAGGTGGCGATCAACGACAACGTTGGTCTCTCCTGGTACATCATCTCGAAGAACATCACCTCGGCGCTCGTACAATCGACGAAGCCGACGCCGGACTTGGTGGTCGACGGGTTGGGCAACATCGTCGTCAAGCAGGACCTCCTGCGGGACACGGGAGGAGTCGCGATCCTCCCGCAGAACGCGCGCGCTCAGCTCTACGTCTCGTACCAAGGCGTGCGCGAGGACGTAACGGCCAAGGCCGTGAATCCCGGGCTCCTCCGGTTCAGCAGCACGGACGACTTGGGAAGTCGCCTCTCGCCGATCAGCGCGGCGAACCCACTCGCCCTCGGCCTCTACTTCGCCCTGCTCAATGCACCTGGGACCCAGGTGACTGGGCTCGGCGTCGATGCTGTAGCGGCGAACGCTCCGTACGGTACGGTCGAGGCCTTCGCTCGAGCGGCCACCTACCTCGAAGCCTTCGAGGTCTACGGAGTGGCACCCCTCACCCACGACCTCAGCGTCGGCCAGGTCTTCAGCACGCACGCCAGCGTGATGAGCCTTCCCGAGAACAAGGGAGAGCGCATCGCGCTCTTCAATCCGAGCCAGCCGGCGAACGCGCCGGACACGCTCGTGGGCTCGGGCCTGAGCGGCAACAGCCTCCCTTCGTCGAACACGTTCGATTCGGGTGTGCCGAACCTCGACGCGCTTCTTCTGGCGAACGGAGTTACTGGAGCGTCGGCTCTTCTGGTCAGCCAGGGCGTCTACTTGGACGTCGGGGACGGCCTGAAGTACTCGATCTCCAGCATCGTCGGGTCGCAGGTGACGGTGAAGACGTCGGGCTTCCTGCCGGACGAGAACACTGACTCCTTCTACGCGACGACGACGCTTCCGAGCTCCCTCATCGCGGCTCCGTTCGCGGTGCGCGTGCGCGGGGCGAGCCTCACGCTCACCGACGGGACCCCGGACAAGGACGGGATCGCGCTGGCGTACCAGGGGATCGGCCAGGGCTTCAAGAACCGTCGCCTTTGGCAGGTCATCCCGGACAAGTGCGCGGCGACTCTCGGCGGCCTCGAGCAGATCATCGAGGGCTTCTACATGTTGGCGGCGATCGCCGGCATGATCGGTCAGCAGCCCCCGCAGCAGTCGTTCACGAACTTCCCGATGAGCGGCTTCACGCGCGTCATCGGGTCGAACGGGTTCCTCACGGAGAAGCAGCTCAACATCTGCGCGGCCGGAGGGAACTACATCATCGTCCAGGACGATCCTGGAGCCCCGCTCATCTCGCGCATGGCGCTGACGACCGACATGACGTCGATCGAGACGCGCACCGACTCGATCACGAAGGTGGTCGACTTCGCCGCGAAGTTCCTCCGTCGCGGCCTGAAGAACTTCATCGGGCGGTTCAACATCACCCAGGGCTTCCTCGACTCCTTGGGTCACGTGATCCAAGGCCTGCTCGGCTTCCTCGCGGATGCCGGCGTGCTCATCGGGTCGCACTTGAACAACATCATCCAGGACTCGGGCTCGCCCGATACGGTGCTCGTCGACATCACGCTCGATGTGCCCTTCCCCTGCAACTACATCCGCCTGACCCTGGTGGTGTGATGGACATCGACGTTGCCCTCATTCGCAAGGTCGCCGCGAGGCAAGCTGGGGAGCGAGCTCTCGAAGAGCGCTTCTCCTCACCGAAGCTCGCGGCGGTCGATGCGGTTCTTCTTCAGCGCGCGGCCTCGGCGGACCGTGAGCTGCTCAAAGTGGCCGCCGTGATTCGGCCGGATGCTCCGATGGCCGTTTACGAAGATCTCGGAGGCACGTACTTCCAGAAGGTGGAGGACTGATCCATGGCGGGCAACTTCAGCGATTGGGCGCCGTACACCAACTACGTTCAAGCGGGGTTGGTCGATGGGCGCTACGCGAACGCAGGGTTCACGATGCTCGCCGCGGGACCGCCGCGTCTCTCCAACATCGGAGGCGCGGCGGCGATCGCCGGTGCGGTGGCAGGGAACGGTCAGGCCGCGAACCAGATCGTGTTCCCCATCGGCATCGTGCAGAACTTCAACCTCAGTAGGCAGGCCGAGATTGTAGCCCTTGCAAACTCGCTCGAGCTTGAGGATCTCGATTTCGCTCGCCAGCGTCTGACCGAGCCGGCGCAGCCGCTCGAGCGGATGATCGATCTCGAGCAGCGCCTGCTTCTCGGGCACCTTGAGCAGCAGGTGCGATG